CTAACCTATTTTCAAAGTAATTGTTGGCCTCTGCTAATAGTACGTAAGAATTAACGCCTTTTACGAGTGCCATTTTACTTTACCTTATTTGTGGAAAATAGGAAGAATGCCCAAGTTCAAAATATCAGACTTACGAGTCCAAGAAGCAGCAGCGCCCAAAACAGCGTTAGTAGCAAAAGCACTGTCGTTACCAGCAAAAGTGTAGCCGCGTGGGTGCATAACATAACCCCAACGGTACCAAGCGGTAGTACGACCAGAACCAGAACCTACACCTTCATTGCGATCGATAGCAACAGGGTTAGGAACAGAAACATCAGACATGTACATAACACCAGGAAGCATCATGTAAGAAGTCTTAAGACCGGCAACTTCAGTAGCACCAGTAATAGACTCGATAGCAGCGCCAGCAGCAGCAGTTGAGTAGCTACGTGAAACAACCAAACGAATCTGACCGCTTAAGATAGTTTCAAAAGCAATATTACCATCAGTAACACGCTCGTCATCAACGATGTTAGCTACTTTAATGTCCAAGTAAGTTTCAGGACCTACAACGAGGTATACGAAATCAGGAACATAATCAGCCCAAGCGCCCATTGCTTTGATCAAGTGACGTACACGGTTACCCGGAGTCATAGAAGCAGTAGCGTTATCAACCAAAGTATCGATGTTAGTACCAGTACCAATCAAGTCACTAGACAGGTCTTTAACTGCAACATAACCAAAGCCTTTGCTTGGATCAGCATCAACAGCGTTACCGGCCCAGTAGTCCTGGTATACAGAAGTAGCTACATCAAAAGTGCTAGCAGCGTCTGCAACAAGAATTTCGCTACCACGAACACCAGCAACGATAGCGCGAACAGCTTGATCTTCGTCTTCAGCACGAGTTTCAGAAAAATCACGAGCAATTTTAGAAATGCCATCTTGCTTAGAAATTACTTCTTGAACCAAGTACTCGTTAGCACCGTGAGTACGAACAGTCTTAATATAAGTTTGAACATCAGTTGAGATGTTAGTAGTGCCGCCGTAGTTCTCATCTTGAGAAGCAACGTTTACAACAGAGTTAGCTGAACCAGCAACGTCTTCAGAAGCGGAAGCGCCACCTACAGCGTAGTTACCGAGAGGCTTGTAAAAGCGAACTTGACCGATGAAATCTTCGCCGTTAGCGTTGATAGAGGCATCAGTACCCATGATAGCGGTAGAAACCAGCTTCTTAGCGCGAGTGTAAGCTTCGTCAGTGTAAGCAGAGATAGCTTTGTTTAGTGTACCAAAATTTGCAGATGAAATAGCCATTTTATGGCTCCTTTATTAAAAAGTTAAATGAGTTTAGGGTATTGGCTTAGCGCCAATCTTTACCACCATCTAGGTGACCTGCAGCCGCAGCTGCGAGGATGTCTTCCATTGACATTTCTGACAATGATTTAGTCTTATCAAAACCACCAGCAGGAGCGTTAGCAGTTTGATGCCCAGCGCCTGATGATTGTTTGGCTTTGAATAGAAATGATTTTTCTTCGTCCTTTTTAAATGTATCGATAAAGTCTTTAATAGCAGTACCAGTTCGGTGAACCCACTGACCATTTTCGTCTTGAACCAGCTGCGCAACTACATCGCGATAAGCGAATTCAGCAGCAGTGTCATTACGGAAATCCATACTCTTTAGTGCATCACGTACAACGTTATCACGAGTAAGTTCAGTTACTTGCTTGTCACGAGATTCCAGTTTAGCCATAAGTTCAGCTAGACGAATATCGCCTGCTTCTTTGTGCTTACCTTCTTCTTCTAAACGAGCAATTTGAGCTGCCTTCTTTTCTTCTTCAAACAATACAGCTTTTTTAACAGCTTCATCTCTAGAGGCATAAGCGTCATTGAGTTTGCTTTTAATTTGAGCTAGTTCTTCTTCAACACGAGCTTGAACCATACGGCTCAACTCCTCAGAAGTTGCTTGAGGTGGTTCTGTTACTGTCTTATCATCAATAATAATTTCTTCGGACATAGTATTTCTCCTGAGTCACGGACTCATTAAGTTTGTTTTAATCAGGGTGTAGGCACAGCCTTGCACACCTGTGTTCGGTTTAATTAGGGACCAATTCCATACCAATCTGAACCGGGTGGAATTTTTTCTAATATATCTTTTGAGGTAAGAGGGTCTTTTGGATTTAACAATCCCTCCTCGGTTCCTCTCTTCAGTAATGCTCTATAAGATGCTTCTGACAATCCGGCGTCCCGCATTGCTTCAAGGGTTTTGAGCATTGTATCACCCTCAACCGCATCAGCATAGATTTGTCTTAGAGCGGTTTTAGCACGAAGGCTATCACCAATATTAGTGAAAAACGCATCGTGAATCGTACCGGTAGGAATTCCATTCCTCCTACCCCACAGATGAAACTGCCGCACAAGTGTGGCGTCATTCATGTGGTTACCATTAACACCCAAACCAGACCGGGCATCAATAATAGAAGATTTGCCTAACAAGGAACCATCCGTTACTGTGTCTTCGTAGATATTGCTTATTCGCCTGCCAGTGACAGGGTCTCTAAACTCAATCCGCTCTTGAACAGTCGGGCGGTATCTTTGATACAGAAGTTTACCATCAACTGTGACCCAAGGTATGTCTACCTTGCCTGACTCAGTGATGTAAATCCTTGCAACGTCTTTCCAGAAATCTACAAATTGTTCAGTAATTGGCGCAATTTCTGCCAAGTGCTTACTCATAATCCTTGCAATTTCTTGAAACTGTCTAGGCCCAATTAGACCTTGACGAACGTTAGTTAGCTTGTTAACAAATTCTTCTACGTCAGGGTGTGAGTCCCGAGCTTGAGTAATGATTTTATTCCCTATAGGGGCACCATTATCTACAATATCTTTTATCTCACCCTTCAATTCTCTTAGTGCAGTAGCTACAGCAATACTGTCTGAGTCTACCGCTAGTTTTATTTTTGAATCTAAAATCTTATTTACGTTAGAGATCTCGGATTTTGAAAGAACAGTGTATTCCTTCTTGTCTAGGATTTTAGCTAATTTACCTTCAATCGCCCCACCCTGTGTTGATCTACCTGCACCGTAAAATGCGACCATAGATTGCCCTTTTGCTGCCTTTGCCATATCATCAAATGATAAGTCTTGAGCAACTGCAAGCTTTCTAAATTCAGGATCTGACATAGTAGCTTCTGCTACCGTATCATACAGCCTATTCTTTTGGTCAGTATAGGTAACATTCGAAGCTTCACCTAATTTCTTATTTCTAGTTGAAAGAGCAATTAACTGAGCACCAGAAGCCGAAGCATCGTTTTCGCTAGTTAGCTGACTTTGATAAGATCTAAGTAGTTTTTTATTAGAGAAGTCTCCGTTAACATGATTGTATACACGCGTATACTCTAATGCGAATCGGGCAATCTTAGGGACGTGATCAGCATCTGTTGCTATTATCAAAGGATGTTCTAGGAACTCACGGAGTCGTCTAGGCCTTTGAGTCTTAGACAGCATAAGCTCGCCAAGTTCTCTAAATTGCTTTTCTCTTGCCTGAAAGGAAGCTATCCTTCCAGCATTAGTTAGTACACTTTGTGATGGGCCAGTCATAGCACCAAGTTGAGTCATTAGCTCGAAAAGAATGTCATCATCAAAGTTGACCTTTCGAGCAGTGTTTAAGAAAGGACGTACTAGCTCACCACCTGCTGGGTGTAGATAACCCGTGGTGTAAACTCGACCTCGACCATCAATTTGAACAGGGTTTCTAAATGACTTTCCTCTTTGCAAATGCCATTTTACTGTTTGCATTAAACCAGAGCCTTGATCCCCACGAGTTAATATGATTTTACGGAAACCGTTAAGTTCATCGTATTTAGCAACATTACCTCTAGGGTCTCTGAAGTGTAATAGGTCATCAAAGAAAGAAGCAAAGTCATTATCTACTTCCCACTCAGCATCCATTGCATGATTGAGCATATTAGAGAAATCTCTGTCTACTAAGTCTGTATCGTAATTGGCACCAGCTTTTCGGGTGATAACGGACTCACCTGTAGGGTTGCCACGGGCATCTACATATTCTTTTTGACCAGCCTTTACATAAAGTCGGTCTCTCTGGTTAACAATACCAATACGTCTTGAGTACACAAGCTCTCTGCTAGCTCTTTGTAATGCAAGCATTGAAGGGTCAACTATAGTTACTTCACGGGAAATAGTGTCTTTAAAAGAACCAGTCTCGGGGCGACCACTGTCAAGATCTAATACGCC